CGGGAGTATCAGCGCCTGTTCGCGCGACAGGCAGATGACCTCGGCCTCCGCCAGGCGATCCGCCAGCTCCGCGCTCGCCATCATCAGCGCCTCGCTCCAGGTCATGGTCTGGGCGTCGGGAGGAGGATGGCCCGCGAGGACGTGAGCAGCCATCGTCGCTCGCCAGCAGTAGTCGGCTTCGTCCCAGACCTGCCCGAGATGATCGGCCAGGCGGACCAGCCGCTCGTCGGGCGGGCTTGGCGTCTCGGCGCCAGCCTCCCTGAGCTGGCGGGTGATCTGTGGGGTGCGCAGGTAGGTGCGGAGGGTCGAGTCGATGGTCATGGCTTACTTCTCTCGGTGACGAACTCCGCGACTGATCTCGGTAGTCTGGGTGCTGATCATCAGGCCTACCTCCTGGTGGTCCAGCGCCCCGGAGCTGGTACCTCGCGGGGCGCATTTCGTTGATGGGAGAAATATACACACACTGAGACAATTGTCAAGACCCCGACGGAGGGAGGCACCGATGACCCAGCGCGACTACACCCTCATCGCCATCGCCTCCCTCGCCCTCGCAGGACTCGCTCTCACTCGCACCTACCTACGCCCACTACCGCTACACAGGCGGGTGCTCGTGGGGATTAGGGAGCGCGTGGGGCGGTGAGCGAGCAGGCCGCCAGCTCGCGAGCCAAGGAGGTTCTGCTCGACGCCCTCGACTCAATCAACGAGCTTGAGGGCGAGATGGGCGCCGAGGTCCGCCACGTCGCCGTCGTCTACTCCATCTACCGCGAAGGTGAGGACGGCCAGATCCACGAGAGCGGCGGCTGGAATCACTCCTCGGACCCAGCCTGGCTGATCGGAGCGATGCTCCGCCGTGGTGCCGATGCGATCGAAAACGCGACCTGCCGAGAGGACGAGGACGAGTAGCGGCTACGCGAAGTCGACCAGCGGCTCTGCGATTCGCCCTCCCTGCGCTCGGTTGCGAGGCAGAGACGCTCAACGCACGCTCGTACAACGAAAGGACTTCATGACCCGCATCACCGTCCGCATCACCGTCGACCACGGCAACGAGGGAGCGAGCCTCGCCGAAAGCACCACGGTGGCTGAGGGCGACTCAGCCCGTGCCGCGCTCCGCCTGCTGCTGGCCGGAGTGATGAAGCGATCTGACCTCGTACTCCCGCCCGAGCAGGGCATCACCACCGACGCTGACGAGATCAGCGAGTTCATCAACGGCGAGCCGGTAGCGGATGCCTCAGCCGACGAAGGTGAATCGCTGTCCGACCGAGTGAACCGCATCCTCCCCGAGCTGGAGGATCTGGTTGCGAGGCTGCGCACGCCCCGGCCGAAGGCCGAGCCTTGTTCGGCGCGAGGAGCGGCAGGCAAATGCCCTGCACCGTCGAAGGGAGGCGCCATGCCTGAGCATCAATGCGATCAATTCGCCCGAGATTTTCGAGTTACCTTCCCCGGCCCCTTCTCCCACCATGACGTTGTTGTAAACGGTTGGTCGGTTCCCTTTGTCAAAGCAAGCTTCCGACCCGACGACGAGAACCACGTGCGGCTCATCTTGGATGACCGGATGGCGCTCGACCTTACGGCTGACGAAGCCGAGCGGCTCACGCCCTTCCTTGCCGATGCAATCGCTGTTGCCCTCGGCTACGGCGCGCACCCACGAGAGGGCATGGAGTCCCTATCGGAGCACGCGCCGCACGCGGCACCAAGACGAGTCGTCCGGGTGGCGCCCGACGGGGGCAGCCCCTAGAAGCGGGGCAGGTCGAGCAAGTTGTTCTGCTCGGTCCAGTCCAGCGGCTTGATGAGTCTCTGCTTGTAGGGCCATCGCTGGTAGCAATAGGCAGATTGAAGGAGATCGCATGAAAAACAGCCGTTACTCATCGAGCGGATTCGTTTCGCGGGTGAGAGAGCTGGGTCAAGCCCACAGGGGCTCCTCGTGGGAGTCCACGGCTGCCCGAATAGGCGGATCGGCCCGCTGGGAGGAGACTCCGCCGCAGCCACCACGAGCAACCGAGACGAGTCCTTCGGCTCGCCGACCCTGCTGATTTAGGTCTTCGACCTCTTCCAGCGAGCCTGCGCGGCCTTCTTCGCCGCCTCGCTGCGCTGCTTCGCGGTCATCTTTGAGGCCCTAGCTTTTCCGCCCTTCTTGCCGCCCCTGCGACCCAGCTCGACCGCTGCCGGGTCTTTTCCATCGCCCTGGGCCGGCTCATCACTCGTCGCATCCTCGACTATCGCGGCAGCGAGCTTGTTGAGATCGGCGGGCTTTCTTGACCGCTTAGGCATGTCCAAATCACCGTAGCACCGCCCCGGGAGGCGTCAAATTCAAACTGACCCACTACCCGACGGCGACGTGCACTGGTACCTGTAGGAATGCCTCGCGCCGCCAAGTCCTGCCGCATCCCCACCTGTCCCCACATCCGCCCATGTCCCGTCGAGGGCCACGAGCCAAAGGCGTGGGCAGGCAGCACGCGCCGCAGTCGGCTACCTCGCGGCTGGGAGAAGGCGATCTCGTCCAAGTAGGCCCGTCACGCCCCATTGCGCTCACCGGAAGGCAATGACACATTGATATGTGTCAATGTGTCATTGCGACCAGCTCTCCGCCGCCTCCTTTCAACGCCCGGCTAGCTCAAGTTGGCAGAGCACCCGCCTTGTAAGCGGGAGGTTCCCGGATCGTGGCCGGGGCTGGGCTTTGCCGATGAGACCGCGTCCGTCCCGGGAGGACTAGCCCCGAGCTTGGGACTAGTCCTCCGTCGAGCCTCCTCCCCGCGGCCGCTTTGGCTTCGTGATGTCGAGGACTGCGGCCAGGGCCGCCAGCTCCGGCTCGTTCAGCATCAGCAGCCCGATGACCGAGACCAGGCCGAAGAGGCTGAACTCGCGCAGCAGCTCGAATAGCACCAGCACGGTTCCCCTCACCTCCTCGGCTGCGGGCCGAGGTTGCGGGCCTCGGCGTTGGCTTCGTGCCACGCCCTGACCTCGGCGTCCCAGTGCTGCGTTTCCTCGGGCAGGTTGATCGTGATGATGGTGCTCATTGGTGTTCCTCTCGTTGTTGTTTGTGGATGGTCCGAGCTCAGCTTGATCTCGTACTCGTGCGGCCAGCGCGTCGCTAGTCGTCGGTGAGCGCCACCTTGCGGCCGGTGCGGCGCAGCCGCTTGACCAGCTCGTTACAGATTTCCGCTTCCCATTCGTTGAGCAGCCCGGCGAGCTCGTCTAGCGCTTCCTCGGCGCGTAGGGCCGTCTCCTCCGGCGGCCGGTGCTGTGGGCGCTCGTCGTCCCAGCTCAAGCCCTCTTGCTCGTGGCCGCAGCTCGTGCAGACCAACGCGACGTCGTCCATCCACTCAGGGGTCGGGTCGGCGTCGAGAATGAGCACGTCCCGATCGCCCTCCCGCCGGATTTCTAGGGCCGTGGCGACTAGGGCGCTGTCTCGGTTGTATTGCAGCTCGGCAGAGCCGCATTTCTGGCAGTTCATCGGGTTTCCTCCTTCGGTTGTACTGCGTACACGGCCGCGCCCCGGAGTCGAACCGGGGCGATGCCCCAAGCGCGGCTAGGCGTTGAGCTTGGCCGCCAACTCGACGGCCTGCCGCTTGCTCAACGGCGGCAAGTCCTGCAAGCCGTGACCACGGCGACAGACGCCCCAGCCGAGCGTCCCGGCGGGCTGCCGATTGTTCTCGTCTAGGTCGATGGCCACGTACTCGAATTGAGGCGTGGCGACGACGATCACCCCGTCGCGCTCGCTGAATACCTGCTCACCGTCGAGCAGCCGCTCGGCAACGACGCTCACCGATGCCGCCTCCCCGCTCCACTCAAGGAACAGGGACGCGGCCTCAACGGCGGTCGGCTTCACGTCGCTGCGATAGCCCCGGAGGCTGCCCTCGACGTGCTGGCGGATATGGAAGGTCGGCGCGGCGCTCATTCGGCCGGCTCCAGGTAGGCGCGCGCTTCCTCCAGCGCCCGCCCGGCGTTGATCGGCTGGCGGCGCTCCTCATCGACCACGATCAGCTGCGGCCAGTCGGGATCGGTGCTGCCGATCGTGACCGGGCACCTCAGCGCGGGTAGGGCCTCCAGCTCCTCGACCGTGGCCGCGATGTCGGCGCGGGTCGCGTCGGTCAGCGCCTCATCGACCGTCGTGGTGCGGACCGCGTGGGCCACCTCGACCAGGCCGAGGCCGTCACCTACATCGGCGTAGACGGTCCCCTCGCGGACCTCCAGCGTGTCGATGATCCGATCCCACCCAGCCTCCTGGTCTTCCTCGTGGCGCTCGACCAGGTAGGCGCGCAGAGCGTCCACGCTGCCGAACAGGTCCGCTTCTGGCGAGATGTGGTCGTGGGTCGTGATGTAGGCGGTGTTGTTGGTCATGGTGTCTCCCTCCGTCGTAGTAGTTGCGTTCCCGAACCGCGCCCTGCGGCTCGACCATCCCCCGCGCCAAGTCGGGGGACAGTCGAACCGCTCAGGCGGCCTCCCTGACGATCGCACCATCGCGGTCGATCCGCACCCACTCGGTCCAGCTCTCCAGCTCGGTGTCGTAGACGCTGACGGCCTGGGTCACGAAGACGTCGTGCTCCCACTCGCCCCGTAGACGCAGCTGGCCCATGCAGCCGTCGTCGTAGCGGGCGACGAAATTGCGTAGCTGGCGGCGGCCGTACTCATGGCCGGGGACATCGGTGGCCCGTGCGACAGTGATCTCGGTTTTGTTGGTCATTGCGTCTCCCTCCTCGTTCTCTTTCCAGTGCTTAGCCATCGCGCAGCCTCAGCTAGTGCCCCTCAGCTAGTGCCCAGCGAAGGCGACCATCTCGCCGTCGACGACTCCGACGCCCAGCATGGAGACGCTGAGCTCCCCAGCGAGGGACGTGAGAGACGACCAGTAGTAGTACGGCACGTCTCGCCAGGTCACGCCATCGAGGACCGCTCGGGCTTCCGTGTAGTAGGGGCGGCGATTGAACATTAGGGTTACCTCCTGTGGTCCAGCGCTCCGGAGCTGGTACCTCGCAGAGCGCAATTTGTGTGCGCGAAGAAATATAGCACACACTGAGACGGAATTGTCAAGGCCGGCCCGCCCCACAACCACAACCCAGAGAGGCTACGGCTACGCTCATCAGCGCCTACGCCGCCGGCTCGCCCGCCTGGTCGCTGCCGGCCGGGCCTACTGCTGGCGCTGTCTCGCGGAGGGACGTAGCGAAGCGGAGGCCTGGATCTCCCCCGACGAGCCTTGGGATCTCGGGCACGACGACCGCGACCGCAGCATCGTCCGCGGCCCAGAGCACCGGGCCTGCAACCGAGCGACGGCCAGTCGCCGTCCTACGCGCCAGCGACCACAGACCGAGCAGCATCCGGGGTTGGTTGAGGACTAGTCGGCCGTGCGGACCGTGGGGGAGTAGGGGTTCCGCTTGGAAAGGCCCTGACCGGCGAGATAGCGGCGCAGAGTGTGTACGGGTTTTGAAGCCCGCCTGACGCCTCAGTCCACCCTGGAGGTGGGCCGGCGGAAGGTGGCAGACAACGACACAGTGTGGGACCCCGGTGGTCCCGAAGCCCCAGGAGGGCAGAAAGATGGGAGTTCGAGGTCCGGTCCCCAAGCGGGGCAGTCAGCGGCGACGCCGCAACAAGGAGTCCAAAGCACAGACCGCCTACTTCGACGGCCCGGTCAAAGCTCCGGAGCCGGATGAGGGCTGGCACCCGATTGCGCGGCGACTGTACGAATCGCTCGCGGAGTCGGGGCAGGCACAGTTCTTCGAGCCGAGTGACTGGCAGCAGGCCGCGTGGCTCGCCCATGAGACCTCGCGGTACCTGGAAAGCTCGAAGCGCTCGGCGATGATGTTCAACTACCTGTGGACGGCGTGGGCTACTGACTTGCTCGCCACCGAGGGTGCCCGTCGCCGGGCCAAGCTGGAGATCGAGCGACTTGGGGCCGCAGAGGAGGACGAGGAGGCGACGACGATAGCGCGACTCGATGAGTACCGAGACCGCGTCGCCGGCTGAGCGTCTCTCCACTCTCCCACCCGGCCTCCCTGACCTCACCCTCGGCTACTGGGCCGCGGCGTGGGCGGAAGGGAAACTACCCGGCTTCTCCGGGCTGATCCAGCCGAACGGCCCCAACGCGGGCAAGCCGTTTCGGTTCACAACGGGACAGCTTCGCTTCCTGCTGTGGTGGTACGCCGTCGACGAGAACGGGCGCTGGCTGTTCAACCACGGAGTGCGCCGGCTCGCCAAGGGCTCGGGGAAGAGCCCGTTTGCCGCGGTCCTCTCCCTGATCGAGTTCTGTGCGCCGGTGCGGCTCAAGGACTTCGACAGCCGCTACCAAGGCGGCTGCGTCGGGCGACCCGTCGACATGCCGTTGGTGCAGATCGCGGCGACCGCTGAATCGCAGCCACTCGCACTCGATACGCCTGTGCCGACGCCATCCGGCGAGAAGACGATCGGCGACCTCGAGATCGGAGATCAGGTCTTCGATAGCCGGGGCGAGCCGGTTGAGGTCGCTCGCACGACGCCGGTCCTCATTGGCGAGGACTGCTACCGGCTCACCTTCGACGACGGTGAGGAGATTGTCGCCTCGGGCTCACACGGTTGGACCGTGCTGCGGGCGAGTAGCCACGACCGCACGAAGGAACTGGTCTCGGTCACCACTGCTGAGATGGCGAAGGACTACCTTCAGGCATCCGGCCACTCTCGCTACTCGATGCCGCCCGTGGCGCTCCGATACGGCGAGACCACCGAGTTGCCCGTCGATCCCTACCTTCTCGGGCTGTGGCTGGGCGATGGATCTACGTCGGATTCGTCGATCGCTTACGACACGAAGTACGAGGCCGATGTCCTGCGCTTGGTCGAGGGCGCGATCGAGGAACACGAGGAAGTGCGGGTGTATCACGGCTGCGGGCGCCAGGGGCGCCTCCGCATCCGTCGGCGCCCTCGCCTGTGCCGCTGGGGCCATGACTGGCGCGACGATGAACGCCGGAACGGGGGCGAGCACGTCCAGTGTGGCCACTGTCTGCGCGAGCGGTCGAAGAAGCGCGACCGGAAGCCGCTGCTGACACTGCGCGAGCGCTTGCGCGAGATCGGGGTCCTGGGCAATAAGCACATCCCCGACTCCTACCTCCGAGCACCGCATGACCAACGGCTCGCCTTGCTGCAAGGGCTGATCGACTCGGACGGCACTTTGGATAGCAAGGGCCGCGCCATGTTCGTGAATCGAGACCTGCATCTGATTGAGCAGGTCCGGACTCTCGTCGTCAGCCTTGGTTACAAGGCGACCGTCCTTGATGATCCGACCGGGGCACGCCGAGTCTTCTTCAACCCCAAGGATGGCCGCCTCGTCGCCCGCCTCCCCCACAAGGTGGCCCGTCACCGAGTGACCGAGGGGGGGTCCTCCAAACTGCGCTACATCCGCAAGATCGAGCGGGTCCCGTCGGTTCCCGTTCGCTGTATCGGGATCGACACCGACGATCACCTGTTCGTCGTCGGCCGGTGCGGCACGCTGACGCACAACACCGCCAACACGATGCGGATGGTGCGCGCCTTCGCCCCGAAGGGCTCGCCGATCGTCGAGGCGTACAACCTCGACGTCGGCAAGACGAAGTTCTACAAGCTGCCCGAGGGGACGCTGGAGGTCATCACGTCGTCTGCCACGGCCGCCGAGGGTGGCGAGGGCTCGTTCATCGTCGCCGACGAGACGGAGCACTGGCGCCCCAACAACGGCGGGGTCGAACTGGCTTCGACCCTGGAGGACAACCTGGCGAAGTCGGGGTCTCGGATGATGGAGACCTCCAACGCCTGGGTCCCGGGAATGGAATCGGTCGCCGAGGACACCTGGGAGGCGTGGCTTGTTCAAGAGGAAGGCCGCACCAAGGGCACCCGGAAGATCCTCTACGACGCGGTGATCGCGCCGCCCGATACGGACATGGCCGATCGGGACTCTCTGGCGAAGGCGCTCGAACACGTCTACGGCGACTGCCCGTGGGTGGACATCGAGAACATCATCGAGCGCATCTGGTCGCCGAAGGCGCGGCCGGACGAGTCCAAGCGCAAGTACCTGAACTGGCCCACGGCCGCCCAAGACGCGTGGGTCACGCCGGAGGAGTGGATGCGGCTCGCAGACCGCGACGTCGAGGTCCCCGAGGGCGCGGAAGTCGTGCTGTTCTTCGACGGCTCGAAGTCGCGGGACGCGACGGCGCTTGTCGGCTGCGAGGTCGACAGTGGGCACGTCTTCACGCTCGGGGTCTGGGAGCCAGACCCCAACGACGACAACGACACCGTTGACGTCGCCGACGTGGACCGTGTGGTTGAGCAGGCGTTTGAGCGCTACCGCGTGCTCGCCTTCTTTGGTGACGTGAAGGAGTGGGAGTCGTTCGTCTACACGGAGTGGCCGGCGCGCTACAAAGATGATCTGCTGCTTTGGGCGGTGCCGCAGGGCAAGCCACCGCAGCCGATCGCATGGGACATGCGCACCCATGCGGCGGAGTTCGCCAAAGCTGCCGAGGCGTGCCACGCCGAAATCATGGAGGGGCAGTTCACCCATGACGGCAACTCGGCGGTGACGCGCCACGTCATCAACGCGCGCCGCCGCCCCCACAGGGAGTGGGTGTCGATCGGCAAGGAGTCCAAGGACTCCCCGCGCAAGATCGACGCCGCGGTGTGTGTGATCGGCGCCCGGATGGTCAGGCGCCTGGTTCTCGGCAGCGGCAAGCGCAAGCCGAAACGGTCCGGCAAAGCAATGTTCGTGGGCTAAGGAGTGGCATGGCGATGAAGGACAAGGCGGCGCTCGAACTGGCGCGCCGCCTGCACGGCTACCACCAAACTGAGCGCGAGAAGCTGGACGTGATCCGGCGCTACTACAAGGGCGTTCAAGCTCGGCCGATGGCGATCCCGAAGTCATCGCCCCGCGAGGTCATCGTCATGGCGCGCAGCGCGCGAGTGAACGTCATGCCGATCGTCGTCAACTCGCTGGTGCAGTCGATGTACGTGGACGGGTTCCGCTCGCGGGAGGAGTCGGAGAACTCCGTCGTCTGGGACGCCTGGCAGGCAAACCAGATGGATGCCAGGCAGCTTGCGGTCAACCGCGCCACGTTCCAGTTCGGGGTCTCCTACATCGCCGTGCTGCCGGCGCGCGACGGCGAGGCCTACCCGCGCATGGTGCCGCTTTCGCCGCGCCACCTGACGGTTCTCTACGGAGAAGACCACATGT